CATGGTGTGCTGCTGATTAACACTTTACCTTTGGTTGTGCTGATGGTAAACAAGATAGCTGTGTACATGTCCCAGTCGTTAGGTGTGAAGTTGGCTTCATCCCAATAGATGCAATGCAATGTGGGACCTCGTATCGTATCTGGGTTGTTTGGAAAAGCCTCGATTACGCTGCCATTATCAAAATATAAAACTGTACGTTGAGGTTTAGAGCAGAGCTCCTTTGGCAATTTATTCAAGAAAAACCGTATTCTACGAATGATAAGCTTAGACTGACGCCAACCCGGAGCCACAATCCCAATATAACAACCTGGATTCCTCAAAGCGTAATTAAGCAAAAGAGAGGAAGCAATCCAGCTTTTACCCGACTGTCTGCTCCAGCACATAGCCACAAACTGGTTCTTTTCAAACTTTTCCGCTAGATCTCCCTGATACTTTGTGGGTTTGAAACCAACGACTTGTTCAAAAAACGTAATAGGATCTTCACTGAGTTTTTCACGTTCCTTTTCAGCCTCTAGCCAAATCTCACTCAGCTTTTTCTCAGAAATGTCCAAGCGAGAGAACCGATTTTTAGGGTTTATTGCCCTTGGCTTTTTTAAGCTCAGCAATTTTCTCATCCATTTCCAAAAGCCGCGCCTCAATTTCAACCCACCTCTCAAACTTTTCTAAAACAGAATCATACGTTTGAACTGCATCAACCAAAATGCGAAGACGCTGCAACTCCAGCTTATCAAGACCCGGCTGCTTCAACTGCTCAAGAGCTGACGCAAGAATCTGCAACGCTTGTTCATGTGTGATAATATCCTTGGGCAGAAGTGTAGAAGTAGTAGTCCGCGTTTTCTGCGATTTCTGGACTACTACTTTCAAACCTAGTCGATCGAGCTTCTTGCGGATCGCGTCAGGCCTGCAGTTGAAGGCTTTAGCCATGTCCACAATGTTAGCGCCTTCTGTAACCATCTCACGCAAGCGCTTCTCTTGATTATGACTCCACGGCTTACCCTTCGGCATCATTCTTCACCCGGAAAAGTCTTTTACGACCCTGTTTTTCTTTAATTAGTATCCCACGTCCAAAAAGTTCATTTAGAATTTTACTTTCAAAAGCCCTAGCCCTACCAGTGATCTGCGCGATCTCCACAGCTGATGCAGGCCTTCCCAAACTTTTCAAAGCATTTAAAGTAGGCAAGAACTTGCTAGAAACTTGAACCTGTACTTGAGGCATAGCGGTTACCTTGGCGTCGATAATGTCAAGTTTTGAGAGAACCTTTTCGAATGCACTTTTAACTTCACGATTCGTTGGCACTGCTAAGCCTTCTGCCCCACAAAAATTCCCATAACTGTTCCAGAGAGACCGGTTATTGCTGCGAAGACTTCACTATTCCAACTGCCCAGAAAAGCCATGTGGGCGATCTCGAGAGCTGATAGACAAACAGTCATGCCAATAGCAAATTTCACGCCTAAAACAAGCTTCTCATTAGGCTGCACAACAATAACTTCCGTTTTCCCACGTGAACCCTTACGCTGAACAGTCTTTGTTAGAGCCTTCTTAATCCAGTCTGTCATGATGGTTCCTCAAACGTTCTTGACGCTTCAGACGTTTCGGAAGAGTCCGCCTACCGCCCAGCAAGAAACTGTTTAACAGTTGCTGAGCCTCCTCTCTGCTTATGTATTCCACTTGAATGACTTTGACGTTGACGCCCCAAACAAGCGGTATAGCAGTATAGTCAATGTCGAAAATGCCATCCGCATATCGGAAATGATTCTGGCCCAAAATAATGTGCTTATCATTCTCACCCAACAATCCTATAAAAATGCCTATGCTAAACACCGGAACATCTATTCCACTACGCCCTCCACTCAAACTTTTGCCTATACTGGCATCATGCCAATTCACTTGAATAAGACTCCCAGGCCTAAGACTCTTAATCTGCTTCAAAAGCTGCTTATTCATGCTGCAACACCTCTCCTAGCGTTTTTCTTCATCATTTTTGTTTTTTGAATCATCTCCATGGTGGCTATTCGGTTTCTGATGGCTGTGTTTATGTCTTCAAGCACGATGTCTTGCATCCACTTAGGCATCCTAAGTATTCGCTTTCCAAGACTCTCCCACATCCGCATCCACTTCTTTTTCAGTTCAGCCTCTCGACCGAAATACTCCAAAACATCAACTTTCGCAGCCACTTCAACCGCCTCCGTCCGAAAGGTCTTTGACGCAAACTTGCTTGTTCATTAAATCATCCTCGCAATTTTATGTCTACTCATGTGATCAGACTTGCTCCGAAGAGCATACAAATAATCAGCCAGAAGCGGAACCTCACGGCCAAGTTCCATTGTTATCTCAAGTATCTGAGTCTTCGCATCGACAACATACTCGACAGTCAGAATGCGAAAGTCAGCATCCACATTCTCGTTTGGCAAAACCACATGAATCTTGTCGCCGGGCAAAATAGGAGTAGTGCCATAGTCGATAACTGTACTTGTCACCGTAAGATACTCTGCAGGATCCTTCAGCTGAGCGAGAATAGCCTTAGCCCTCAACGTACACTCATTATCACTGGAAAGTTCCTCATCCGTCTCTGTAAGCTCACGCAAGCCGTAGACGGACTGGCTTCCAGAATCTTCATCTGTTCCAACAAAAGTACAGTTTAGAAATCCGAAATCGCCATCATATAAAATATATGTTGAAACATCAAGGGCGCTTATTATGAGTTGTAGACCACTTATTTGGCTCCATTGGGGATTTCCCGCTCCTATTGTCCAAACTCCACTGGGATTATTATCAGCATCATACATTTGATTAGGACCTAAAGCCAGCGATATAAGTCCCCACTGTAGAATACATTGAGCTTCAAGAAGTGATGATATGTTCGCTTGAAAATAATTTGCACTATCAGGTGCGAACAGTCTGACATAACCATAGCCTCCCCCCAAATTTCCTGGCATCCAAGCCCACACAACAAAGGTTTGAGGTTTACATAGAGCGTCGAATGTGCGGTAAATGTTTCCTACTACATTGGCAGGAGCGTTAAGTCGAAGAGAGTAAGTTCCTTCCCTTGCTCTCGAATCTAACTCGATGCTTCCTGTAACCGTTATCCAACCATCTAATGATTCACTCCAAGAATCCAAGTCTGCTGGAAAATTTTTCCCTTGAGAACCATAAACTCTGGCTTTATTTCTGACAGCGAGAATCTCTTTCCGATATTCGCTTGCCTCAATTTTTTCGCTTACGCTTACTGGCGAGGTCTTGCTGTTTCTCTGGAAAAACTCAAATTTAGCGTCTGGAGCAACACGAAAATCGTAGCCTATGACGCCAGCCTTATCTGCTGATCCAGCAATGTACTTTAGAATATCAAAGACAGGCGTATTTTCATACTCCAGCTTCGTGTAAGTGGTATCCGTGTTCTCTACGAGTTCTATTGAATTTCTAACATGACTTAAGCCAACATAGTAATCAAGCAGGTCCTTAACGATTGCTTCGCCTTTTTGACTAGAATACGTCTTTGTAACAACCCGGCGGAAAAGCTTCTCGCCCCAACATCGACCGCTCACACGCAAGTAATTCTCGCTGGGGCCTGACTCGTACTTGATGCTCTCCGTCCTCGTAGTAATAATCTGCGGAACATTCACTCCTCTACCAATGTTGATATAGCCATCTTGACCAACAATTATTGGATAGGTCCCGCCGGGACTATACTTCTTATCCCAATTCTGAAGCAACAATTCCCAACTGCTAACCTCTTTTGTTGCCCCTAGATGCACTCTTGCTTCGATGACGTCTCCTTGGGGCGGTGTAACAGAGCCTAGAACGACAGCAAGCTTCGGAATATCAACGCTCAAGGCGAGCCCTCAACCCCTCGGCGATAAAGGTTTGATTCGCCCGCACGCTGAATGCCACGAGTACGGGAAGGCACCTCGCCAGCGGCTGCGTTGAAGCCTTGGACACTTGCAGTTGCAGCATTCATTTGACTTGCGAAATACCACATAGCCGCGGCAGCCGCAATTATGACCGCAATCCCTACACCGGTCAAGGCTAGGAACGTCGCATATGAAATGTTCAAAGCATTCTGGGCAGCCACGGTTATCCAACATGCAGCAGCATAAACCTTCTGGGCTACGGTGGCGCCCCAGCTTGTCGTTATGAATATGCCCATATAAGTAACTACCATAAAAATGGAATTGGCGACCCGAGCCTGTTCATTATTAAGCACGCCAAATTCGTGTGCGATGTGGGTTATCACCATTCCGCCTGCTCCTAGACCTGCCATGGCTAGGCCAACATTCCTTATCTGTGCTGCCAGTGCTTCAGCATCAGTTTGTATCCGTGAAAACTCACTACTAGCTCGGTTCATACATCGAATTGTAATGGCAATTTCGCGGAAACTCATAAACCAGCCTCCGCCTTAGCCTGCTCAATGGCGCCTATGATGTTCATTTCAAGCTCAGGAAGATGCTCCTGCAAAGCGGGATACAAGTAAGGTCTAGCCCTCATATGCCTGGTTCCAAGTTCAACAAACAATGCGTAAGTAGCTTCAGCGCCTATCTCAGCAACATAATCTCTAATTTTCGCATAGATTGTACTTCGCAAATATCCAGTTCGCACTGGCACAAGCTGCTTAGCCAAAGCCTTGACGTCGGAAGCCCAACTGTGCAAATAGCGGTAGACCTGTCTTTGCATGCCACTGTCAAACTTCTGCATAGCAGCCTTAAACTCTTCAACACCTTCCACATCACAAGTTATTTCAACGGCCACGTTTCTTTACCTCTCTTTCCACTTTTTCTTTCTCCTCGAGCGCCATCTGATCCATCACATTCAAGATGACACAGAATTGTTGGATGGTTTTTGCTGGCTGTCTAGCGAGTTGTGTTGGGAGCCATCCGAAGGCTTGACAAAGCCGAAACTCTGAAAGAGCCGGATGCGGCTTTCCTCGTCTAATTGCGAGAGTAAAAAACGGAGATCCTCATGGCTCATACCATTCAGTTTGTTTGCAATCTTTGAGAATAATTCACCAAGCTCTATGGGAATCCCGACATCCTCGCCCAGAAGCTTTTCAACTGAAATAGGCTTGCTCTCTGGCTGCTCTTTCAAACTTGCATAGATGGTCTCTGCTTGGATAGCGATGAAGTCACTACTTTCAACTTCGCCACTTGCCTTGCTATATTTGGTGTACTTCTGAATGATGCGGTTCCGCTTAGCCCATGTAATCTCCTGGAATACATAATGCCCTTGATACTCTTTCCCGAATCTGTCGTCAATTTCTAAGACTTCAGTTTTCATGTTTAACCACCTAAGTGATTGCTAGAGGACCCTTAGCCACAAACCGAGCCTTAGCGCAGATCAAGTCTTCCAGCCACTTTGTATGCGTTATGCTATCCCATTTGCATGCGGTGAAAGTAGCTTTATTCGTTCCGCTGAGACCAAACTCCAAGAGAAATTCCGTGTCAGCCAAAGCCTCATCCATTTCAGCTTTGCTTTCAAACTCGAACGTCAGTTCTCCGCTCAGTTCTCTGTGACCGAATGGAATATACTTCGCAAGATAGCCGCTTGACGTGCGAATGACCGGCACTCTCTTGGGGTTGTTGATGATGTCAAACTTCCAATCGGTCACGCGATCCAGAACCGTAGTATCCTTCTTGACATAGCTTTCATGGAAGGCGACAGCTCCCGCATAATCCGCATATGTCGCACCTGCAATCTTCGCTGTTCCCGTTTCGAGATCCTGGCCTTCAAGTTCCATGACTGCCTTGATAACATCCTCGATGCTACACTCGACCGAAGCCTTACTGATGCGCATGCCCTTGAACAATAGCGAGATAATATCTGTCGCTGAAGCAAAAACGCCTTTATAATAAATCACTTGA